TTGAGACGAACGTAATCAAATACATCGAATTCCTGAGGTCGGGTAAGAGCGATCCGGAAGGTCAGGAGTCCAAGTCGATTTACTGGGAGGAACGGGCAAAGCATGAAGCGGCCAAGCGTGAGATGGCCGAATTAAATCTCGCCAAACTCAAGAACCAGATGCACGATGCTGCAGACGTCGAGATGGTCATGACCAACATGCTGACGGTGTTCAGGAACCGTATCTTAGGCATTCCTCAGAAGCTGGCGCCTAAGCTCATTAGCATGAATAACCTAGCCGAGATAAGCAGCATCATAGAAACCGAGCTCATGGAGGCCTTATCGGAACTCAAGGATTATGATCCTACGCTTTTCATGGTCGAGGACGGTGGGGATGAGCAAGATGACGACTCTGACGAAAACGGCGAAGCTGTTCAGCAGGATAGTTAAAAGCGTTGCCCCTCCGCCTAAGATCACAGTGAGCGAATGGGCCGACATGTACAGGAAGCTGTCGCCGGAGAACTCTGCAGAACCGGGACAGTGGAGGACAGACAGGGCACCGTATCAGCGAGAAATAATGGATGCCGTGACGGATCCTCAGGTTGAGAAAATAGTCGTTATGACAAGCAGCCAGGTAGGGAAATCTGAGATACTTAACAACATCATCGGGTATTACATCGACGTCGATCCTGCACCTATCCTATTGATACAACCGACAATTGAGATTGCACAGGACTATTCCAAACGTCGCATAACTCCAATGGTGAAGGATACCGAAGTCTTGAGCGGCAAGGTGGCCGACTCGAAGACGAGGGACTTAAACAACACAATTCTTATGAAAGTATTCCCCGGCGGTTTCCTGGCCATGGGAGGGGCGAACAGCCCTGCAGGTCTGGCAAGTCGCCCGATACGCATACTTCTTTGCGATGAGGTAGACAGGTATCCGTCGAGTGCAGGCGGTGAAGGAGATCCTATATCTCTTGCAGAGAAACGGACCATAACGTTCTGGAACCGCAAAAAGATATTCACTTCAACGCCAACAATACGTGGTGCATCAAGAATCGAGGCCGAATACGAGTTCGGGACGAGGGAGAAATACTGCGTCAGATGCCCAAAGTGCGGCAACTATCACTTCATTGTGCTTCGTGACATAAGATTCACGCACAGATGTGAAGAGATTGCAGGCAAGAAGACGTACATTGTTGAAGATATAAGGTGGAGATGCCCGGACTGTGGCGGTGAATTCGATGAATATACCATGAAAAGACAGCCTGCTGAGTGGATCGCAGAGAATCCTGCGGCCATAGCAAACGGCATCAGGAGCTTCCATCTCAATTCTTTCGTCTCGCCCTGGCACTCATGGAAGGAGATAATCAAGGAATTCCTCGAGTCAAAGAACGATCCCGAGCGGTTCAAGGTCTTTGTTAACACAATTTTGGGTGAATCATGGGAAGAAAGAGGAGATATCGAGGACGAAACCGTGCTCATGTCCAGACGTGAGAAATATGAGGCGGAAGTCCCCGACGGCGTCCTTCTCCTGACAGCTGCGGTCGACACGCAGGATGACCGGCTTGAGTACGAGATCGCAGGATGGGGCAAAAACGAAGAGTCATGGGGCGTAGAGAAGGGCATCATATGGGGCAGGCCTGACGATAAAACCACGTGGATGCAGCTTGACGACAAGCTGAACCGGACCTGGATGCGCAGAGACGGAACAGGCATGTGCGTATCGTGTACATGCGTAGACTCTGGCGGCCATTTCACGGACGAAGTATATCGCTACTGCCTCGACAGGCTCCAGCTGCGTGTATTCCCGATACGAGGGCAGGGCGGTTCCGGTATTCCGCTGGTTTACAAGATCTCGAGAAACAATAAATACAAGCTGCCGCTAGTGCTTTTGGGCGTCGATTCCGGGAAAGCTGCCGTGATCCAGCGTCTGAAAATACAGAAACCTGGACCGAAATACTTCCATTTCCCGTTACAGGAAGAGCGTGGATATGACCAGCAGTATTTCAAGGGCCTCATATCCGAGCGTCAGGTGATACGGAAAGTTAAGGGCAGGATAGTTGTTTCCTGGGAGAATATCAGCTCCGACAAGAGAAACGAGCCTCTTGACCTGCGGGTTTATAACCTTGCAGCCCTCCGGCTTATGAATCCCGACTTTGATGCCCTTGAAAAAAGAATCCGGGAGCATCAGGAACCGCAGGCAAGGCAGGTACAGGTCAGAGAGCAGCCCAAAAGGCGTTACGGCTGCATAAAAAAATATGACTTATGAGGTGTGAGGACATGGAGAGTATCCGGGAAAGGCTTGAAAGGATCAAAGAACGCCTGCAGTCGTACTACGATGCAGAACTGGCAATTTTACAGGGGCAGGAATACAGAATTGGCACAAGGACGCTTCGGAGAGCCGACCTTGTGCAGGTACAGAAGGCGATTAACGAGCTTGAACAGCAAAAGAGCATCCTTGAGGCAAGGATTTCGGGGGCCTCAAGAGCGAGCAAGAGGGTAGTTTTAAGGGACATTTAGGAGAGACGGCATGAATGCTATAGACAAAATCATATCGTACATCAGCCCCGAGAGGGCATTAAAGCGCCAGGCTGCACGCAGGGCGCTTAAATTTTTAAATACAGGCTATTCCGAATCGGGCGCTTCTCTGCGTAAGAAGTCCATGCGTGGATGGCAGGCCTGGTCCAGCAGTCCGCAGGCAGATATAGACATGAACATTGACGTCCTGCGGCAGAGATCCAGGGATCTGTTTATGGGCAGTGCGCTGGGCCGGTCTGCAATCGTAACGCCCAGATCACACGTTATAGGCGTAGGATTGAAGCTCAGAAGCAGAATAGACGCAGAATATCTCGGCATCAGCAGAGAAGAGGCCGACAGGTGGGAAAAGTCGGTCGAACGGCAGTTTAACGCATGGGCAGAAAGCAAGTTTTGCGACGCAACAAGGCTGAACAACTTCTATGAGATGCAGTCGCTGCTTTTTATGTCCTTTTTGCTGAATGGAGACGGCTGGGCGCTTCTGAAGATAGTCGAACCGGAGCCTTATTTTCCATTTTCGCTGCGTATCCATCTGATAGAGGCGGACAGGATCAGTTCGCCCCAGCAATATCGCTCTATTTTCGGCACTAATACGATCCAGGTTAATCCCGACAACGGCAACAAGATCGTCAACGGCGTAGAGATAGACGATGACGGAGCCGTTGTTGCTTATTGGATCTCCAATAAATACCAGAACGATCCTGCAAATCCGTTTGAGCTGATGGAATGGCAGCGGATAGAGGCCTACAGCAAGACAACTGGCAGGCCAAATGTTCTCTGCGTTATGGAGCCGGAGAGGTGCGAGCAGTACAGGGGAGTGCCGTTTTTAGCCCCTGTCGTGGAGGAGCTGAAGCAGATAACACGCTATACAGAAGCGGAGCTTATGGCGGCAATAGTCACGGGCTTTTTCACGGTATTTATCAAGGAAGGGCAGATCCCGACAGGCGATTTCCCCTTGGCCGAGGCCATATCTCCGCAGGACAAAGTAGACTTCGATCCTAACGCTTTTGAGCTTGGAGCCGGGACGATAAATGCCCTCCCTCCAGGATATGATATAACAACTGCAGATCCCAAGAGGCCGTCATCCAACTTCGATGCCTTCGTAACGTCGCTTACCAAGCATGTCGGTGCAGCGCTTGAGATTCCATATGAGTTGCTGATTAAGAACTTCACGGCCAGCTATTCGGCAAGCAGGGCGGCACTGCTGGAGGCATGGAATGCCTTCAGGATGCGCCGGGCATGGTTTGCTCATGATTTCTGTCAGCCTGTTTATGAAGTGTGGCTTGCAGAGAGGATCGCGCAGGGCAAGATTAAGGCCCCCGGCTTCTTCTCTGACATGATTACGGCAAAAGCATGGTGCCGTGCGGACTGGTACGGGCCGGCTCCCGGACAGGTAGATCCTGTTAAGGAGGTGCAGGCGGCACAGCTAAGGATCATAAACGGGCTGTCCACGAGGGAAAGCGAGACGGTGGAACTGACCGGGAGGGATTTCGACAAGAACATAGAACAGCTCAGGAGAGAAAACGAGCTGATGAAACAGGCAGGAATGCCTACTATCCCGGAATAAACAGGAAAGGAGGTGTGGAGCTTGTACAAAAAATTCTGGGAGTTCCGCAATGTTTCGGAAGGCGAGGCGGAACTCCTTTTATATGGCGATATAGCATCCGAACTTCCGTGGGCTGACGCAGGAGACACAGTCACGCCTCAGAAGTTCTACGAAGAATTGAAAGGTCTCAGGAATAAAGCCATCACGGTGCGGATTAACTCAGCAGGCGGGGATGTCTTTGCCGCACATGCCATATATACGCAGCTAAAAAGCCATAAGGCCGGCGTGACTGTGATCGTAGACGGCCTGGCAGCCAGCGCAGCAAGCATCGTAGCGATGGC